GGTAAGCCTTCGAGCAAGACTGGGGAGAGGTATCTCCCCAAGGCTGCGATCCAATCTTTGTCACCGCAGGAGTATGCGGCTACAACGAAGGCCAAGCGCGCAGGAAAAGCTGCGGGCAAACAGTTTGTCAAACAACCAAAGTCTGTTGCTCGCAAGACGAGCTCCTTTCGAAAAGTAGGGCTGTAACATGGCTGAGACCGCAAAAGAACGCCGGAAGGCTCAAATCGAGATGGAAGAGAGTAAAGGAATATATAGAAACGAACTAGGTCAACGCATAGGCAAACGCGAATATGAAGCCATGAAAGATCCTCCGATGCCTTTCGCGCGGGGGACACAATCTGAAGACGGCGAATATACGCCCGTTAGCACGCTTGAGAGTGTAAAGAACGTTGGAAGGCTTGCTGTAAACGCAGTCCCTCGCGTAATAGCTAAAGTCAGGGACGACGGCGAAAGATTTATGGGCAGAATAAGCGGCGCTAGAACCGCTGAAGATGAAAAGAGAGCTCGGAATAGAAAGAGCGACAACGTTCCCGCCCAGATCACCGAGGAAGATCGCCAAAGGCTCCGAGACCAAATGACTCGCACCAAGCGTGAGATGACATCTGACAGCGATATACCTGCCTCCGATAAGGAGAGCATGTCAAAGATGATTGAAAGCGAAGAAGGCTTTAAGAGGGGCGGCTCTGTTCGCAAGTACGCGGAAGGTGGCCTTGTTCGGGGTTCCGTTCGCGGCGGCGGCGTGGCCCTTCGTGGGCTAGGCAAGGGCAAAGTTTACTGACACTCGGTTAGAAAGTCTTTGCATGTATTTGTCGAGCAACATTCCTTACTTCAAATGCTGGGTACGGAAAGAGTTTACTAACGCGCATCAGAAATACCAAGGCGAGTATCTTCATGCCTTGGCGGTTGCTGTCACAACAATCCCTGACAGATCTCTTAGCTTTCAGGTCATCTTCACTGGATGTGAGGCGGAGGACGAAAGTCAGCCAAACATCCACGGAGGTGCAATGTGGGCGCGGATGCCGATCACCGCTCTGGTGGGCGACATTCCTTTGGAGACATGGCCTGAGCGGATGCAGACGCATCTTGTGCAGCCGTGGGATTGCAGCTCGTATAACCACAATGCGATGCGAATACAGATGGCCCACCCTTCTCCGTGGCTATGCAAAATAGACAATGAGTTCTATAAGGGTAGGTATCTGTTTACCGTTGACTACGCTGAGAGTGAAATTGCGGAGGACCCGTCTCAACACAAGCAAAGTCATGTGTTGATCTTGACCGACGCAGGGAAGTGGACAGGAAACATCGTGGCATTGCCGAACAATCGAGTGCGCGTTACCAGCCCGGCCTATTGGGTGACTGGGGAAGGCGCACCTGATTTCAGGCCAAGTCAGTGGATCTCCTGTGCAGAGCAAGACGATTCGTACATGGATCCAGACGTGACGTTCAACAACTTGTACAGGGAGTAATCACATGGCTAAGGAATCAATGAAGTCCAAGATGATGGCGAGCGGTGGCGCTAAGGGCTACGCTGGCGGCGGCATGGCGATGGTCATGAAGGGCGGCAAGAAGGTCCCCTCTTTTGCAGCCGACGGCGTTGGCAAGATGGCGATGGGCGGCATGGTCAAATCCAAGATGATGGCTGGCGGCGGCGCAGTTAAATCCAAGATGATGGCTGGCGGCGGCATGATGAAGCCAAAGGCTACCGCTAAAGGAAAGTAAGATATGGCCGTTTCGGGAACCAAGACGTTCGAACTCGATGTAGCTGACTACATCGAGGAGGCGTTTGAGCGGTGCGGGATCGAGATCCGAACAGGATACGATCAGCGCACCGCTCGGCGCAGCTTGAACATATTGCTTGCCGAGTGGTCAAATCGAGGCCTGAACCAGTGGACCATTGAGCGGGTGACAATCCCGATCACCTCTGCCAGCGCCAGTTATAACCTTCCTTCCACAGTAATCGACTTTCTGACAGTCGTTGTCAGGATGCCCATAGGACCCGGCACACCCTCTCAGGTGGATCTGACAGTTGATCGCATCAGCCGGGACTACTACTTGAACATTCCAAACAAGCTGACGCAGGGCAGACCCGTTCAGTTTGTGGTTGATCGTCAGATCACCCCGGTTCTCTATGTATGGCCTACGCCGGATCAGAACTACGATTTGATCGTGGACCGCCTCGTTCGTATGGCTGATGCGGCATCAGGCGCAAACACTCTTCAGGTTCCGTTCCGCTTCTACCCCTGCCTTGCGGCTGGACTTGCCTACTACATCGCCATGAAGAAAGCCCCGGACCGTGTTCAGTTGTTAAAGGCTGTGTACGAAGAGGAGTTTGACCGTGCGATGAGTGAAGATCGCGACCGGGCGGCACTCTCGCTCACCCCCGTAAGAGACTTTTACAGGGTGGTCTGACATGGCACGGTTTGCACAAGGCGCATATGCGGTAGCCCTCTGTGACAGATGTGGTCTGCAATATCCGTACACCACGCTCAAGAAGCAGTGGAACGGTTTTAAGAACTGCGTCCAGTGTTTTGATTACAAGCATCCGCAGCTAGAGCCAATCTATCCTCCAACGGAGCCGCAGGCGATCTATGAGCCGCGCCCCTCTCGCGTGGAGCCAATGGATGTGCCTGTTGGTCAGGACATCTTTCCGTTTATCCTCAACACGAGCCTTCAGGGAATCACGTCTGTCGGCACCGTAAGAGTGGAGATCACCTGATATGGCGTGGACATACAGCACGTTGGTGCAAGCCATCAAGGACTTCACCGAGTATAATGAGACAAGTTTCGTTACTAATATCAACACGTTCATACAGAACTGTGAAGAACGGATACTGTATTCGGTAGACTTAGATGTGTTTCGGAAGAATGTTTCTGGGACATCTACTTCAGCAAACCAGTTTGTTGCTGTTCCTTCTGACTTCAGAGCACCGTTTGCTATGAACATTACTTCGGCAGGGTCGAAAGTATTCTTGCTCAACAAGGATGTCGAGTATCTTCAAGAGTATAACCCTACCGGGGCGACCGGGATTCCAAAGTATTACGCTCTGTTTGACGTAAACAACTTTATTCTTTCCCCTGTTCCGAACGCCAATTTCTCGCTAGAGCTGCATTATTACTACAAGCCGGAGTCTATTGTTACGGCGGGTACGACTTGGATAGGGGATAATGCTGAACAAGCCCTTCTTTACGGAAGTTTGTTCGAGGCTTATACTTACATGAAGGGTGAGCCGGAGATCTTGAACCTGTATAACCAGAGGTTCGCAGAGGCTCTTACTCGCCTGAAGAACTACGGCGAAGGACGTGAGAACGTCGATGCCTACCGTGATGGGCTTATCAGGATAAAGGCGACCTAATGTTTGTTGGAGCAGCACAATCGGGTGCCTTTAAGGTTGAGGTTGAAACCACGAGCAACGGCGGTCATCCTCCGGAGTTCTGGGCAAAGCGTTGTACAGAGCGGCTGTTGTGTGTGGCGGATTCAGCTCCGCCGGTTCTGCGAGAGCAGGCTCAGGCGTTCAAAGACCAGATGGAACACGTTGTGCTTTTGCACATGAAGCGTGCTATACAGAGTGACAGATCAACCGTCGGCCATTTACTGACGGAAGCAGGACAACCTAAACTTGCCGAACTCGTAAGGAGAGTCTGATGGCCTTCACCGGAAACTTCATGTGCACAAGTTTCAAACAACAGATCCTTGAAGGGGCCCACGACTTCCGGGCAACCAGCGGAGACGTGTTTTACATTGCGTTGTACACGAACAGTGCCTCGTTCACCGCAGCAACCACGGCATACACCTCAGTAAATGAGATCACCAATACCTCTGGCTCTGTTTATGTTGCGGGCGGTGGTGTGCTGGGTAACGTCAACCCGTCCACCTCCGGCACGACGGCTCTGACAGACTTTGCGGATGAAACATGGTCAACGGCCTCGTTCACGGCTCGCGGGGCCATGATTTACAACTCGACTCCTACGCACACCTACACAAACCCGTCAGTTGTGATTCTTGACTTTGGGTCGGACAAGACGGCTGTTGCGGGTGACTTCACGGTTGTCTTCCCGACAGCAGATGCGAGCAACGCAATTATCCGCATTGCTTAAGGAGGCTGGACGCCTATGCCCGCTACGATAGTCGCACTAGACGGGTGGGATAGTGTCGTCGGTTGGGGCGAAAGCCCGTGGGGTAGTGGCCGCATCTCCCTTGCTGAAATGCAGGGGCAGATTGGCAGCGTAATTGTTAACACAAATGCGGTGTTGGTCACGGGCGTATCCGCCACCGGCTTTGTAGGGGATGTCATAGTACCCCAAGGGGTGTCTGTTTCTGTCACGGGTGTGTCGGCAACTTGCTCGGTTGGGACTGTCACGATTGGTTTGGGTATATCCGTTTCTGTCACGGGTGTGTCGGCAACTTGCTCGGTTGGGACTGTCACGATAAAGATAGGGTCTACTGTTTTCGTTGCAGGTGTGTCGGCTACGTGTAATGTTGGTACAGTCCTTGTCTGGGGTCAAATCGTGCCCGCCCAGTCTCCTGACTGGATTGAGATCGCCGCATAGGAGACTTAGATGGCATCTACATATTCGACGAACCTAAAGATAGAGTTAATTGGTACGGGCGATCAGTCCGGAACGTGGGGCGCCACGACGAACACCAATCTGGGTTCCTTGATTGAGGAAGCCATTGCCGGTTATGTCACGCAGGCCGTGACAGACGGGTCGCCAACCGTTCTTACAATCCCGAACGGGTCTTCCTCCAATGGCCGCAACTACGTCATCGAGCTTACCGGCGCTCTGACAGCAGCCCGCACCGTTGAGGTTCCGGCGGTCGATAAGCCCTACATCTTCTTCAACAACACGACAGGCGGTTTTGCCGTCACGGTTAAAGTCTCCGGTCAGACGGGCGTGGCGATTGCCAACGGCAAGAAGGCCATCGTCTATGCCAACAGCACGGATGTCATTGAGGTCGCGAACGCCCCTGTCACGGAGGCGGGCACGCAGACCCTGACAAACAAGACGCTCACTAGCCCGACGATCAACACCGCGACCCTTGTTGCCCCGGCGCTTGGCACGCCCGCTTCTGGTGTGATGACCAATGTCACGGGCTTGCCCCTGACCACAGGCGTGACGGGAACGCTCCCCGTCGCCAATGGTGGTACGGGAGCAACAACCCTGACGGCCAACAACGTGCTGCTCGGCAACGGGACATCCGCTCCGTTGTTCGTGGCTCCCAGCACCAACGGCAACGTGCTGACCAGTAACGGCACAACGTGGACATCGACTGCCCCGACTGCGGGAGGTCTATCCTACATCTTCACCACCACCCCGGTGACAGCGGTAAATAACCAAGGCGTGTTGGCCGACACCTCTGCTGGCGCTTTCACCGTAACGCTGCCTTCCACGCCTTCTGTTGGCGCTCAGGTCGTGGTGGCTGATGCTGGAGGTGCTTGGGGCACAAACAATCTAACAGTCGCGCGTAACGGTTCGTTGATTAGTGGTCTGGCTCAGGACCTTACCTGCGACATTTCAGGCGCGAGCGTGCAGTTCGTCTATGACGGCACGACTTGGGAGATCTACGCCCAGATTGGCGGTAACGGCGGGACAGCGGTAACGCTGACGGGCACGCAGACCCTGACAAACAAGACCATTGCTTTTGCCAGCAACACGCTGACAGGCGTGCAATCGACTCTTGTGTCGGGCACTAGCATTAAAACAATTAACAGCACCACTTTGTTGGGCAGTGGCGACATCTCGATTGGATCGGGGTCGCTCCTGCGAGTTACAGCTTTTACATCTTCAGGAACTTGGACCAAGGGCGCCGGAACG